CCAACTGCCGGTGCAGCAGATCAATCTCTTTGAAGTCGCCGCCACTCTTTCCTTCCTTGAGGATCAGCTGCACCAACCGCGCTTCCAGCGCCCCGCCGATACGCTCGACGTTGTCCGCCCGGTCCCACTCATCCCGAGCTTTCCAGCTGTGTAGCGTTTTTTCCTTTTCGCCCGTAGCCTCGGCGATCTCACAGATGCGCCACCCCATCCAATACAGAAACTTGGATTGGCGTCGGGGATCGATGGGAAGTAGTTCAGTGGCATTCATGGCCGCGATGCTGCCGCTCATGCCTGCGACTCAATAGCACCACCCCTTGTACCCGCCCGTTCTACAGGCCCGCCTCGTTGCCGCAACTCGCGCGCGTCACGACCATGCCCTCCATTGCAACGCACCGCTCACACAAAAGCATGCGCCCTAAGCATTGAGGATTCCCGGCATGAAGAAATTTCGCAGCAACTGGTTCCGCGTCGCCGTTGAGGGCGCTACCTCTGACAAACGCACCATCAAACGTGCCTGGCTGGAACAGGCGGCAAAGAACTTCAATCCGGCCACCTACGGCGCCCGCATCTGGCTGGAGCACTACCGCAGCCTGTTGCCGGAAAGTCCTTTCAAAGCCTACGGCGACGTGCTCGCGGTGAAGACCGAAGAAATCGACATCAACGGCCAAAAGAAGCTCGCCCTGTTCGCCCAGGTCGAACCCACCGCCGATCTCGTCGCCATGAACAAGGCCAAGCAAAAGATCTACACCTCCATCGAAATCGACGACAGCTTCGCCGACACCGGTGAGGCCTACATCGTCGGTCTGGCGGTCACGGACTCCCCTGCAAGCCTCGGCACCGATGTGCTCGCCTTCTCGGCGCAGAAGCCCGAAGGCAGCCCGTTCAAGGACCGCCACTACTCCGCGACATCGATGTTCACTGAAGCCGTCGAAACCGAACTGAAATTCGAAGAAATCGAAGAAAAACCCAGCCTCGGCGCCCAGCTCTTCAGCAAGGTCCAGACCCTGCTCAAAGGCAAACAGGAGAAGGACGACAGCGAGTTCGCACAAATCGGCCAAGCCGTTGAAACCATCGCCGAACACGTCAAAGACCTGCCCGATCAATTGGTCGCCGAGAAGCAGTTTTCGGCCGGGCTAAAACCCAGCTCGACCAGGTCAGCACCGACTTGAAGGACCTGAAAACCAGACTCTCAAACACCCAAGACCATCGCCAAAAAGAACGCCCTCCGGTATCCGGCGGCGACAACCAGGTCGTGACCGACTGCTGACAGTCAGCCCACCCCAGCCCCGAATAACGAAGGACGATCCCTATGCGTAACGATACCCGAGTTCTGTTCAACGCCTACCTGCACCAGTTGGCACAACTGCACGGCGTCACCGACGTCACCACCAAATTCACCGCCGCGCCGAGCATTGCCCAGACGCTGGAAACCCGCATTCAGGAGTCCAGCGCGTTCCTCAGCGCCATCAACATCTACGGCGTCTCGGAGCAAACGGGCGAGAAAATCGGCATTGGTATCGATGGCACCATCGCCAGCACCACCGACACCACCGTCAAGGACCGTGAACCTCGTGACCCGAGCGCTCTGGATAACCGCGGATACATCTGCACCCAGACCAACTTCGACACCGGCCTGCGCTACCAGAAGCTCGATCAGTGGGCCAAATTCAAAGACTTTCAGGCGCGAATCCGCGACGCCATCATCAAGGCGCAAGCGCTCAACCGCATCATGATCGGCTGGAACGGCATCAGCCGCGCCGCGACCTCTAACCCCGCCACTCACCCGCTGTTGCAGGACGTGAACATCGGTTGGCTGCAAAAAATGCGCGTGGAAAACGAAGCGCGCGTCATGGCTGAAGTGAAGGAAGGCAGCGGCAAGATTGAAATCGGCGAGGGCAAGGATTTCGAGAACATCGACGCCCTGGTAGTCAGCATGGTCAACGAGTTCATCGAGCCCTGGTATCAGGAGGACACTGAACTGGTGGTGATCTGCGGTCGCCAACTGTTGGCCGACAAGTATTTCCCGATCATCAACAAGACTCAGGCGCCAACCGAGATGCTGGCAGCGGATATCGTCACCAGCCAAAAGCGCCTCGGTAACCTGCCGGCAGTCCGAGTCCCGCACTTCCCGGCCAACGGTTTGTTGGTTACCCGCATGGACAACCTGTCGATCTATTGGCAGGAAGGTACCCGCCGCCGCACCGTCGTCGACAACGCCAAACGCGACCGCATCGAGAACTTCGAGTCGGTCAACGAAAGCTATGTGATCGAAGACCTGGGCTGTGCGGCCATGGCCGAAAACATCACCCTGAGTTGAGGACGGCAACATGACCAACCCATGCCGTCGCCATTTCCAACGTGTCACTTCCGCCATCGAGGCGGCAGCGATTGCACCCACTCAGACCATGGCCGGCGCCACCGCCTACGAGCATCAGCTCAATCAGCTGTTGCAGGACCGCCTGCGCCTGAAACAGGTGCAATCGAACCAAGGCAAAGCCGAACTCAAACGCCAGTTACTGCCCGCGTACGAGCCCTACGTGCAAGGCGTACTGACAGCCGGCCAAGGCGCCCAGGACGAAGTCATGACCACCGTCATGGTCTGGCGCTTCGACGCCGAAGACTTCGTCGGTGGGCTCGACATCGCCGAATACGTCCTCAAACACAAAATGGTCATGCCGGATCGTTTCGCTCGCACCCTTGGCTGCCTAGTGGCGGAAGAAGTCGCCACTGCCGCCTTCAAGGCCCAGAAAATCAACGAGTCATTCGACCTGGAAATTCTGCATCGCAGCGCCGAACTGACCGACGCCGAGGACATGCCCGATCAGGCCCGCGCCAAGCTCTTCCTCGCCATGGGGCGAGCCACATTGGAAGGCATCACCGAGGAGTTGCCGGGCCGAATCGGCCAGCCACAAGCCGGTATCGACCTGCTGAAAAAGGCCATCGCGTTGCATGACGCCTGCGGCGGCAAAAAGGATCTGGAGCGGGCCGAACGCCTGCTCAACAAACTCGCTGCCCCTAGCAGCTAACCGAGCGTCCCCACGCATCCCGCCGGCTCGGGGCGGATCGGCCAGGCCCTCCTCCTGACCGTGAAGCCCCGACCACCGGCGTCTAAACAGAGCACCGTTTCATGAGCGGATTCGTAGCGGGCGGCACTTCGCCCAGCGGCCATATCAACACCGACCCCTTCTGGCCCTCCATTGACCTGGACGACGTGCGCGGCACCCTTCGGCTCGACTCCAGCGTCACGCCTGTCAGGCTCGAAACCGCCACCATTGCAGCCGCCATCACCATCAACCGTGAACTCAAAACGTGGCGCGAGACCCAGCAGGCAGCGGGCTACGCAACCCTTGCTGAAGTGCCGGCAGACACAGTCAAAGACGTATCGGAAAACGTCCACCTGTACCTGCGGGCCATCTACACCGCGACCGGTGCCGAGATCTGCGAGCGCTACCGCTCCTTCGACACCACCAACAGCGGTAACCAGAACGCCGACGACCTCACCCCGAGCATTGATGAACTGCGTCGCGACCAACGCTGGGCCGTGCGTGACTTCCTTGGGTTGGGGCGCACCACGGTGGAGTTGATCTGATGGCCGTTACCGTCCGCGCCTGTCAGCACGACACTGTCGACGCCTTGTGCTGGCGTCACTACGGCCGAACGGCCGGGGTGACCGAAGACGTCCTCAAAGCCAATCCCGGCCTCGCCGATTTCGGCCCCACCCTCCCGCAAGGCCTCGTCGTCACGATGCCAGATGCCCAGCGCACAGCGCCGGAACGGCAAATGGTGAACCTATGGGACTGACTGACCAAGCCTTCAAACCCTCCACCCTTGGACTATGGAATGAAGCGCATGCCTGAACGTCCCGACACCTGGGCCTGGTTCGCCGCCTGGCTCGAACAGAATTGGCCTGCGCTGTACGCCGGCCTCCTGGCACTCGTCGTCGCCGCCCTTCGGATCATGTACGGCGGCGGCACCTTACGCCGTATCGCGGTCGAGGCTCCCCTGTGCGGTGCGCTTGCACTCGCCGCCAGTCATGGGTTGGCACTGCTCGGCATTCCGGCCTCCACCGCGCCGTTCTTCGGCGGTGCAATCGGCCTGCTCGGCGTGGAAGGCACCCGCGCTGCGGCCCGGAAGTTTTTCACCCGCAAGGTAGAACAACTATGACCACGCTCCGACATGGCGACCGCTCGCAAGTGGTGCGCAACCTGCAAAAGAACCTCAACAGTCACGGCGCCGAACTGCTCGTGGATGGCGCTTACGGTGACGCAACTGAAAACGGCGTCCGCGCTTATCAGCTGAAAGTCGGGCTTGTGGTTGACGGTGTTGCCGGGACCAAAACCCAGCTCAGCCTGGCGGGTGGTGATTGTTTGAAACTGCTTAAAAACACTGACCTGGTGAACGCCGCCAAACGCCTCGACGTGCCTTTGGCGAGCGTGTACGCAGTCAACGAAGTGGAATCCCTTGGCAAGGGCTTTCTCGACAATGGCAAGCCGGTAATCCTGTTTGAGCGCCACATCATGTACCGCCAACTCAAAGTCCCCCGACACGATGCAGATGATCTGGCCGAACTCCTGCGTCACGCTGATCAGCTCGCCGCCACCAACCCAGCTCTGGTCAACCCGAAACCCGGTGGATATGCCGGCGGTACGGTAGAACACCAGCGCCTGAGCAGTGCGCGCTTGATTGATGACACTGCCGCGCTGGAGTCGGCCTCATGGGGCGCCTTCCAGATCATGGGCTTTCACTGGCAGCGCCTGGGCTACGCGAGCGTGCAGGATTTCGTCACAGCCATGAGTACCAACGAGTCGATGCAGTTTGACGCCTTCGTGCGTTTCATCGAAACCGACCCGGCGCTGTACAAAGCGTTGAAGGCTCGCAAATGGGCCGTCTTCGCCAAGCTCTACAACGGTCCCGACTACAAGCGAAACCTCTACGACACCAAATTGCAGCGCGCCTTTGAACGACACGCAGACTGCGGTTGCGGTCAGGCGGTGGCCGCATGATTGATCTCGATAAAGTTCAGCGTCTGAATGTTCAGGACGGTGACCTGCTTGTCGTTCCAGAAGACACCGAAACACACGGCATGGAGTTGTTGAGTGAAGCCCTCCAATACCTGATGCCAGGGTGCAAGGTCATCATCGTTCGCGGTCCGGTACAGCAGTTGGACGTCGGCAGCATGAACAAACTCGGCTGGTACCGCGCATGAGTACTTTGCGCCAAGTGCTGTTTGGCATCGCTTTATTGGGCGCTCTGGCGCTGTTGATCTGGGGCCAGGAACAACGCATCACCGTGGCCGACAAGAACACTGAACTGGCTGAGGAAAAAGCCAAGACTGCCCGGGAAGATTCCGACCGCAATTTGTCCACGGCCAACGCCCTGCACTCGACGTTGCAACAGGAACGTGATGCACAGGCGAACCTGCGCACCCAGCAGGATCTACTGCGCCACGGGCTGGCAAAGCGCGAACAAACCATTGAGGAACTCAAACGTGAAAACGCCCAACTCCGCGCTTGGGCTGACCAGCCTTTGCCTGATGCTGCTCGCCGGCTGCGCGAGCGTCCCGCCTTCACCGGCGCCGACGCTTATCGTCAGTGGCTGTCCGGCCGTAGTGCCGTGCCGCTTGCCGGCGACCAGCCCAACCAGTAACGGCGCCCTGCTCACCGACCAAGACCGTGCCGAAGCCGCCTGGGCTGAGTGCGCCGCCCAGGTCGATATGGTTTATCAACACCAGGTGCAACATGAACAAACCCGATAGCTTGCGCGCTCACCTGCTGGCCTCAGTGCCGGAACTCAAACACGACCC